CAGCAGCAGGCACTATTCCAAAAATGAAACTCGCGACTTCACGTCCTCCACGGATCACGAGGGACGTCGCACCGATGATCTTGAAAGCGGTCAAGATATCTATTTGCAGGATGGTACCAAGGCTAGTCAAGACAGAACCAAGATTGTAAGATTCTTCAGTCATGTTGATATCACGCGTTTCTCTGAGACGACAAGCGTACTTAGCGCGCGCTCGCACATAGTAAGCATTCAAAGCAACCATTCCATCAGGAGGAGGATTTTCCTGCTCGTATTTGTCAAGCCACACCTGGTACTGAGTTTCTTCATCAAGTTCCGAACTTTCATCTTCAAAAACAACGCTCTGGTCGGCACTTCTATAGCCAACTTTAGTTTTCGCACTGTTTAAGACCCGAGCAACCTTTTGGTAGGGTTCTTCGACCTTGTCACAAACAGTGGACATGACGTCTGAGATGCCACCAGCCAGCGCCATCATCATACCAACGATGTCGTCGAGCATACCTGAAAAAGTGCTTTTAACTCTACCCATGATTCCGATCTTGTTACCACACTGGGCAGGGTCTCCAACCACTTTGAATTCCGTACACTCATGCATCGGGTTGATCTTCGACTGAGGACAGGCATCCGGGAGATTCCTGTAAATCCAAGCTCCAATTGCTCCCACCAAGAGCGAAGTTGCCACAGCACCAGTAATGGCTTTCGAATGAGCCAAAACAAACGCTATGCAGATTGCAACGACGCCCACCAAGGCGTACAAACAGTCACTAAGCACCGTAGTCAAAGAACCGAGCATATCAGAAACACGAGTTGCCAGGCTTGACAGATTGGTTAACGAATTCGCCACTCCCATCAAACCAGAAACAAAACCACCTTGTTCTTCAATACTCTTTCCGTCAACAATAGCCGCAGCAAGCGTCAACACTTCCGCAGCTAACCCTTCGACGTTCTCTTCACGTAGAAAGCTATTCACTTCGCAGGCCATACTCTTCGAGTCCAGCTCTAGAGTTTTCTCGATGTACTGAGAAACGACATGTGTGAGGTGGGAATGAGATCCCGCCAAAACACACGCTTGCGCAGTTGCATTATCAAAAATCAACTCGCGCATTCGCATTTTCCGTGTATAGTTGATGCACGAACCATCATCAGGTTCAGGCACCCTAGGAATTACAATGTTGAAAAGACGAATACCGGAGGCATCAGTATGACTGATGCAGTAGTTGGCATGACGAGTAATCAAAACTGTTTCATCGTCGTAGTGATAGTCGTCATTGACCCAAGGCACTTCTTCAACACATCCTAATCCTCGGGCACGCAACTGGAGGTCCAGTTCGTGAAGAATCGCAACGTGGCAATAAGTCAACGGCCTCATAGACTGTACTACATTGCCTTCACCACAAAGTTGAGACTGGCCGCTAGGATCTTGAGCGATCCTCAGCGCCATGTCAGGCTCACACACATTGTGACCTCTGGTATTGACCACATGCTTTGCGGCAATACCTTCGACGACATCGAACGGCAGTCCGGTCAGTATTGGCCGCATTGCCTCAACAGGCTCGCCAAGGAAGTTTGTTCCTGGAGCCTTCGGCGGTATGACAGGAAAGTCATACGGGTTCCAATCAGCCGATGATGTCCGTTCAGAGTCTCGTTGTCCATTCAGTTCCGGGTTCGTTGAAGGTACTTGATTTGATTGTTCCATTTCAGTTTCAAATCTCGCTGCCTAAGCAGTATGCAAACACTAGTCACTCACCACTATACTCAAAAGTTGGTACTACCACATGATCGAGCACTGCCTACATTTTCGGCGGGTTGAGGCTATCGGTGTTACCATACGAAACCTTACAGCTGTGTTAATCCGAGCACGCTCCCAAGGGCTAACCAAACCCCTCCCATCAATCGGTACTGCACACGCGATTAAGCGCGGTTCCCTCAAGACAGGTTAGAAACGCTGTTGCCAAATTTTCCGACGTTCACGACTTTTCCGTTAGTCAAATTCAAGCCAACAATTCCCCATTTGCTCTATCACGATCCACACCAACTAAGGTGAGAAATGGGGAAAGAGTCCAAAGTTGCCTCCGCCTATTCGTAATGTT